AAATCATTTGATGATTTTGAAAAAATATTGTATCAGTTATCGGAAAGTACTAAATATCCAACTAAAAAATCAGCACCATTAATATCTCCGGCTACTTATGTACCAGAGACAACTCGTGCAAACGATAATGTTCTTAGTTGGGGTGGTTTTGGAATCGTAGATGTAGATGATTATATTGGAAGTATCGATGATATTTCTGAGGTGTATAGCGAATACAAATACGTATGTTATTCCACTGCTAGCTCGACTGAAGAACACCCTAAGTTTCGTTTAGTATTTCCACTAACAAGAGCTATAAATAAAGATGAAATCAAACATTTTTGGTACGCATTAAATAAAGAGATAGGAGATATCGCAGATGCCCAAACAAAAGACCTCAGCAGAATGTATTACGTCCCAGCCAAATATAAAGGATCTTACAATTTCATATTCTCACACGATGGATCTACCATGGACCCCGCAAAACTTATGGAAAAACACAGATACGTCGTACCAAATGAATCGTTTTTCGATAAGTTACCAGAAGCTATTAAAAAAGGTCTTATACAACATCGACAAGCAAAACTCGATAACACTAACTTTTCATGGACAGGATATCAAGACTGCCCTTTTATAAACAAAAAACAAATTGAAGAATACAAAACTTTATCAGGTGCTGGCTGGTATTACAAACTATATCAGATAATGGTTTCAATAGCAGGTAATGCAATGTCTAAGGGTTATCCAATAACATCTAAAGAAATTGAATATATCATTAGAGATCTCGATGCAAACACTGGAAATTGGTACGCAAAAAGACCAATTAATAAAGAAGCTGAAAGAGCTATTGAATTTATTTTTAAAAACAATATATAGGAGTATATTATGGAACAACTTTTTCACAAACACATTATTAAAATAACAGGTATTATTTGTTTACCTTTATTACTAGCTTTCTTTTTTTCAAAAGTTCAAGCCGAAGATCATAGCTATACATGGCATGGTCATACTATAGAACTTAACCCAGAATTACAAGATTCACAATACTGTTTGGCCAAGAACATTTATTTTGAAGCTGGTAATCAACCAGTTGCTGGTAAAATTGCAGTCGCACAAGTAGTTCAGAATAGAGTTATAAACAAAAATTATCCAAATAATATTTGTGATGTTGTATATCAAGCAAAATTAAAAGAAAATTGGAAAGGTAATCTTATTCCAGTTAGGCATATGTGCCAGTTCAGTTGGTTCTGTGACGGTAAATCAGATGATCCAGTTGATAGTGCAACTTGGATGTTTTCTTTATTAGTTGCTGATTCCGTTATGAATGGAGAGTATGGCGATATTACCGAAGGGGCAACTCACTACCATGCAGACTCAGTATATCCTTATTGGGCTGAGTCTTTAAATCAAACAGTTATAATCAACAATCACACGTTTTATAAATAGATAATAGGAGAATAATTATGAAAATGATTGGAACAAACGTCTTAGTAACAGAGACAGCAAGGGAAGATACTACTGCAAGTGGTATCATTTTAACAGCAGATACGACCAAAGGGTCTAAACCCGCACTAGTACTTTTAGTAGGACCAGATGTAGTTGATGTAGCCAAAGGAGATAGAGTATATCTTGATTGGCCAAATGCTATGCCAGTAGATATAGAAGGAAAGGCCGGTGCAATAATCGATATGGAACATATCAAGGCAGTAGTATAATGTATACTTATAACGTAACAGTAACAAGAATAGTAGATGGAGATACAGTCGACGTAGATGTCGATTTAGGCTTCGGAATGGTTTATAAAAAGCAAAGAGTAAGAATGCTAGGTATTGATACACCTGAATCTAGAACTAGAAATCTAGAAGAAAAGTATTACGGTAAACAATCAAAGTATTTCTTAGAAAGTTTATTAAAGGATGCTGATGTAAGATTAGTATCACATGATAAAGGAAAATTTGGTAGAATTCTAGGTGAACTATTTATTTATGGAAACATGGATAAATCTGTAAATCAGATAATGATTGATAACTATCATGCAGTACCATACTTTGGTCAATCCAAAGATGATACTGAACAAGGACACTTGTGGAATAAGCAAGCTCTAAATGAACAAGGTATTATATATCAACCAAAATAATCAAAAAAAGTGTGTACAATTGAATAAAACTATGGTATAATAGTACTATAAACAGAAAGGTTATATTATGAAAGAATCACTAAAAGTATTACAAGAATGTGCCGAACTTCAGGCCAAGAAAAGTAATGACTATCAAAATCCAAACTCCAGGATTAAACAAGCAGATTATTACCCTCGCGGTGTAGCTTCAATCCTGGATATTATCCATGCTAAAACACTCAGAATGTTCTCAGTACTAGAAGCTATGGAATCAGATCCCAATTACAACCCTAACTTTGAATCACTAGAAGACTCTGGTAAAGATTTAATTAACTATGCTTCGTTTATGGTTGCATATATGAGAGGTGGAATCGACGGCCAATCAGAAAACAATGACTTTTTAAATAGGAACAAAAATGAATCTTGAAATAGATCAATTAAGAACTTACTTTAGTAACGAACTTCGTAATGAAAGATTTACGGTGGACAGAAATGGTAGTAAAACAATTGAACTAATTGGTGCTTCGTTTTATGCTGATGAACCAGCTATATATGGTGTTCCAAACAAAGCTTATATTGATGCAGAACTAAATTGGTANAACAGCCAATCTACAAACATTAATGATATCTATTTAGATAGCGATAAAGAACCACCAGCAGCATGGAAGATGACTGCTAACGAACATGGTGAGATTAATTCAAATTATGGTCATTTAATTTATTCTGATAAGTATGGTGCACAGTTTGATATGGCACTAACTGAATTGTTACAAAATCCAGATTCACGTAGAGCATCAATGATCTATACACGACCAAGTATATGGTGTGAATATAATGAAAATGGTAAAAACGACTTTATATGTACAAACTCTGTTACATACTATATCCGTGAAGGTAAACTAAATTGTGTAGTACAAATGCGATCTAATGATGTTATCTTTGGTTATCGTAATGATTATGCATGGCAAAAAGCAGTACTTGATGATATGGCAGGAATGCTAACAATATCTCCAGGCGAAATCGTTTGGCAAGTACAAAACTTACATGTATACGAAAGACATTTTGATTTGGTAAATGCATGAACAATAAATGGGACAATAGATACTTAAACCTAGCAAGGGAAGTTTCAACTTGGTCAAAAGATCCAAGTACTCAAGTAGGTGCAGTAGCAATTGGAGAAATGGGGCAAGTATTAGCACAAGGTTACAATGGATTCCCTAGGGGTGTTAATGATTCTCTTGAAAGATATAACGATAAAGAAGTTAAATACCGATACGTAGTTCATGCAGAAATGAATTGTATCTATAATGCTACATTTACTGGAGCATCTCTAAACAATGCTACAATGTATGTTTGGGGTTTACCAGTTTGCAATGAATGTGCAAAGGGTTTAGCTCAAGTTGGAGTTAAGAGAGTAGTATCACCTAAGACGATTGCAGATGTACCAGACAAATGGAAGATATCAGCAATTAACACAGTTGATTTATTAAAGGAGGTTGGTATAACATATGACTTCATTTAATGAACAATTACTGTATAAGAAAAATAGAAATAACTCTAAGTTTAAAGATTATACTAAGGAAGATTTAGAAAATCGTATCGAAAATTTTCAAAAAGATTTAGCTAGATTACACGTACTTAATGCTCCAGAATCAATAAAACAAAATACACAAAATATGCTTGGAGAGATTGTAAAAGAATATAAGCTGAGATATGATAAAGGTGAATTTCAATACACAGGAGAAATCTCAAAAAATGGTTGATTACACACAAGAAGAATTAGCTAATTCTAAAAGAATTTTTAAATCGGCAACACCTAAGTATACTTTAGATTGGTATATTAAATGGGTAGCATCAATTGTGGTTTTAGCTGCAATGTCAATACGAGGTGTCGAAGGATTTCAAATATGGGACTTAGGTCTTAGTGTCATAGGAATATTTCTATGGTTAATAGTATCGGTTTTATGGAAAGATAGAGCACTCATTTTATTAAATGGTGCTGGATTATTTTTATTAATAAAAAACTTAGTAACGCATTTAGTAAACGGAGGATAAATGGAACACTTAATTATACCTACATTAGGTAGGATGGATAAACAAAGAACTTACGATAACTTACCAGAAAAGTATCAAAAACTGGTAAAATTTATAGTTCAAGATCATGAGTACGCTCCTATGAGAGAGCGATACGGAGATGCTGTAGTAAAACTACCTAAAGAAATTTCTAGGTTATCGCCAACACGACAATGGATATGGGACGAGTTTTATAGCACAAAGCACATGGTCTTAGACGATGACTTTGAGTACTTTAAATATAAAGGCCCAGCACCTGAAGGTATGGACACTAAATGGGAAACCAAGGATATGACAGAAGAAGAGTTTGATGATGCTTTTGCCACATTCGACAAATGGATAAAAGAAGAAAAAATTTATCATGGCGGATTCTCAACATCTTGGGTTGTACCAGATCTAAAGTATTGGCCACATCAAAATAACGTAAGGATTATGACCAACTGTTATTTTGATTCTAAAAATTTACCAAGAAATCTTATATGGGATAGGTTAGAAACTTCTCAAGATTTTGATGCTAATCTTCAATTGCTTACTCAAGGGTTTGCAAATAGGATTACCACGAGGTATCGTGTTAGCGTAACAGCAACTAACACAGCAGGTGGTTGTTCAAATTATAGAACAATTGAATTAAGTAATAAAGTGCATCAGCAATTAGCTGAAATTTATCCAGATTATGTTGCTCTAAAAAGCAAGGTATTGGCTAACGGACCATGGAAAGGACAAGACAGAATTACTTGTCATATTAGCTGGTCAAAAGCTTATAAAGATGCAATTAAAAAACAACAAGAATCAAGTTTGGAGACATTTTTCGGATGAAACACGCAGGTATAGTACCACTAATTGGTGGTGAAATTTTGGCATCAGCAGATGCTTATGGAACAGACCCAGAATATTTAATGACATATTCTGGATTTATGGCTAATGAAACACACCTTTTAAATTATTATAAGGAACAAGGAAAGGATATTCCGTATCATGTTTTAGATGAAACGTCCGAAAAAATGAAGAATGTGGACATTGTTTCCTCAGTTTGTCCATGTGCTGGATTAAGTACTTATCATAACTCACACGGTGAACAGAACGAAAACAATCAGTGGATGGAAAAATCATCTGAATATGTTTTAAAGGAAGTTAAACCAAAGGTATTATGGGGAGAGAACGCACCAGGATTATCTGGAAAGATTGGTAAATTTATGAGAGAAAAGCTCTATAAGATCGGCCAAGATAATGGATATAACTTTTCAATTTATTTAACTAAAAGTTTACAGCATGGTAATCCACAGTACCGTAAAAGAACATTCTTTTTCTTTTGGAAAAAAGATGAATTTAACGATAGGATTCCATTATTTAATTATTATAATAAAGAAAGACCTATGATTCAAGATCTAATTAAAGGCGTTGATACTAACTTTCAAACACAGGTATTAAATACTAAAACACCTTCGCAGGATGATCCATATTATAAGTACACCTTAGAAGTTGAATCTAAATGTACTCATGCTGAATTTGTTGAAAGACATTCACACGAGGAAAAATCTATTAATGTAGAATCTAGGTTAATGAAACTTGGTCATGATCATCTTAAACTTGCTGAATGGATGGATCAATATCCTCAATTTGAAAGAGAAGCTGCAAAGGCTAGACGTAAAGCTGGAAAGATTGCATCAGGCGGTGGAATCATGCTTAGAGGTACAATTATTCCAATTAATTACATTGGTGCATTCGTTGTACATTTACCTAAAGTTATTGCACACCCAACAGAAGATAGATACTTAAATGTTGCTGAAGGGAAAGCTATTATGGGATTACCTTTGGATATGGAAGTGCTAGATGTTGAAAAGAATTATAATCATATTTGCCAAAACGTTCCATTTGCTACAGCAAGGGATATGGCAGTAGAGGTTAAATCAGTATTAGAAGGTAAAAGAGATAGTGTTGAAACTACCTACTTATTCCAAAATAATTTAAACAGAAGTTATGATTATAAAAGAGAAGAAAATAGTTTAGAGGCGTTCTTATGAAAATCTTATTAACAGGAAGCAAAAGCGGGCCAAGAAAAGGTTTTATTGCAAGTAGATTTGCTAAGAAATTTAAAGATGAATATGATATTGTAGAGTACACTGCAGACATTAGAAATGCAGAAGGTATCATTGTAAGTGATTTTGATTTAGTAATACATCTTGCAGCACTAGCTGGTGTTAGAAGATCTCACGAAATTCCTCAAGAATATTGGAAAACAAATGTAACTGCATCTAAATATATTTTTGAAGCTTGTGAAAAAGCTAATGTTCCAATCATATATGCTTCATCATCTAGTGTTTACGAATGGTGGTTATCTCCTTATGCTTCTACTAAGTATGCTATGGAGGCTATAGCACCTAAGAACTCTATTGGATTAAGATTCCATACGGTATACGGTCCTAACAGCAGGCCAGATATGTTATACGATGCACTTTTAAGAAAAGATCCTAAGTTAACTTATTTAACTAATCACACAAGAGATTGGACTCATGTAGATGATGTATGTAATGCTATAGATATTTGCATAACATATTTTGATCGTATAGTTCATCATAAAGCAATTGATGTTGGTAATGGTAAACCTGTTACAGTAAAAGAAATGGCTGATAAAGTTTGGCCAGAGAATAATTTACCACTAAAAGAAGTTACTGGTGAACGACAAGATACATGTGCTGATCCATCAATTTTAACTAAATACGGTTGGGTTGCTAATCACCATGTATTAGAAGAAACAACAAAACAATTAGAATTAAACTCGGAAGGTATTATATAATGAAATTAGCAATTATAGGACATGGCTTTGTAGGTAAAGCAGTTGATTATGGATTTAGTAATCAGTTAGTAAAAAAGAAAATTATAGATCCAAACTATGGCCATAATAATAACGATCAACGCAAATTAAAAGATTGGAAACCTGATGTAATTTTTGTGTGTGTTCCTACACCTATGGGCAACGATGGTAATATCAATAGTAGTATTTTAAAATCTGTAATGGATAATCTTGATGAATGTGTAAAAGAAACATTAATTGTAATTAAATCAACTGTTACACCAGATGTAATAAGTAACTATAAATATTGGAATAACGTAGTATATAATCCAGAGTTTTTAACAGAAAAATCAGCATGTGAACAATTTGTAAATCCTGAGTTTCATATCTTTGGTGGTGAGTCATATAATACTGAAAAGTTAGAAGAATATTATGAAAAATATAGTTTATGTACTCCATGCCCATCTTATCATATGAACCATGAAGAAGCTTCTTTGGTTAAATACTCAATCAATTCATTCCTAGCAACTAAGATTACGTTTTTTAATCAACTCTACGATCTGTGCAGAATTAACGGCAATGTTAATTTCAATACTATTATTAAAGCAGTTGGTGCTGATAATAGAATTGCACCATCGCATACTAAAGTTCCAGGATTTGATGGAAAGCAAGGATACGGCGGTGCATGTTTTCCTAAAGATACTTTGGCTTTTGCAAAATTCAGCAATGAACTTTCTCTCTTAGCTAAAGCAATTGAGATAAACAATGATTATAGATCTCAATACGAAAGAGACGAAAGAGAAAAAGAACAAAATATTCAATTTAACCATGTACATTCAACCAAAAGTATGGTATAATAACTATATTATTAATAAGGAGAAATATGCCAAGCGTAGATTTAAGACCTCGTAAGAGGCACCCAAAAGACAAAAGACCATCAACCGAAATGCCATTCGATGTTGCTCTTAGAAAATTTAGAAAAGCAGTTGAAAGAGCTGGAACTCTTCAGGATATAAGACGAAAAGAGTTTTATGAAAAGCCAACTGCTAAAAAGAAAAGGAAAAAAGCAGAAGCCTTAGCCAGATGGCGTAAAAAAGAACGCTCCATGCAATTAAGACCAGAACGTGGTCGAGGAAAATAATAATGGGAATAATGGATAAACTTAAAAAGAACTCTAGAATTAAAGGTACTGATATTCTAGAAAAGTCAATATACTTTGGTGAAAAGGATATAGTTACAACAAGTGTACCAATGATAAACGTCGCACTTTCAGGAGATGTCGATGGTGGTTTATCATCTGGTCTAACAGTTTTAGCAGGTCCAAGTAAACATTTTAAAACCTCGTTTGCATTACTAATGGCTGGAGCATATATGAAAGAACATGACGATGCTGTTATGTTGTTTTATGATTCAGAATTTGGTTCACCACAATCTTACTTTGAGTCCTTTGGAATTGATATTTCAAGGGTATTACACACACCAATCACAGACGTAGAACAACTAAAGTTTGATTTAGTTAATCAATTAGATACGATTGAAAGAGACGATAAGGTTATTGTCGTAATCGATTCTATTGGTAACTTAGCTTCTAAGAAAGAATTAGAAGATGCATTAAACGAAAAATCAGTTGCTGACATGTCAAGAGCTAAAGCACTAAAGGGATTGTTTAGAATGGTCACTCCTTATCTGACTATGAAGAACATCCCTTTACTTGCTGTTAATCATACATACCAAGAAATTGGATTGTTTCCTAAAGCAGTTGTATCAGGTGGTACTGGAATTTACTATTCAGCTGATAACATTTGGATTATTGGTAGAAGGCAGAACAAGAAAGGATCCGAAGTTAAAGGATATGATTTTGTTGTTAATGTTGAGAAATCAAGGTTTGTAAAAGAAAAATCTAAGATTCCAATTAGTGTAACATGGGAAGGTGGTATTTCAGAATACAGTGGCCTACTTGATGTAGCACTAGCTGGAAATTATGTTGCTAAACCAAGTAATGGTTGGTACTGTAGAGTTGATCAAGAAACCGGTGAACTGCTAGAACCAAAGGTAAGAGAAAAAGATACTCTTGATCAAAAATTTTGGAATCCAATTTTTGAAGGAACCGATTTTAAGAAATTTATTAAAGGTCATTACCAAATTGGCCAGAAGCCATTAATTGCAATGGACGAAGATTTCACTGTACTTTCAGAGGAAGATGATGTATAATATATCAGATAGCGATTTTACACTAGTAGAAAATCCTGAATCAGATTTCTACGGTGTAAAGCTTTTAACCGGAAAGTACAAAGACGTTACAGTTGTTTACGGAAAGGTTTCAATAAAAGAAAATGAAGAACTTGATATTGGAACCTTAGAGTTTACTTGGACATGCATTGATCCAGCTGAATTTAATAATAAAGAACTTAATAAGAATGAAGAGTTTAACAATCATTTAGGCGACGTACTTCAATATATTATATCTGATTCATTGGAAAAAAAGAAGGGACAAATTGGACATATCAACACAAATACCAACACACGTACTAAATCATCTACTTAATGATGAGTTATTCTGCCGTAGGGTAATACCATTTTTAAAGAAGGAATATTTTGAAGGCGAACACCGAGTAGTATTTGATCTTATAGTAGATTTTGTAAGTAATCATAATAAATTACCTACAAGTAAAATATTAGAAATTGAATTAACTGGTGTACAAGCACCAGATGATTTACTTAATAGATCATCACACTTAATCACAGAAATTAAAGAAAGATCTGACATTGAAACAGAATGGCTAATTAAAGAATCAGAAAAGTGGTGTCAAGAAAAAGCAATCTATGGTGCAATCATGGATTCCATTCAAATCATCGATGGTAAAAAACCAGAGTTACAAGCAGGTGCAATACCTGATATTTTATCTCAAGCATTAGGCGTATCATTCGATCAAGATATCGGTCACGATTATATTGATAATTCAGAAGACCGTTATGAGTTTTACAATAAAGTCGAAGAGCGTATACCATTTGATCTAGGTTACTTTAACAAAATTACCAAAGGTGGTTTACCAAAGAAAAGTTTAAACATATGCCTTGCTGGTACTGGTGTAGGTAAATCACTCTTTATGTGTCATTGCTCAGCAGCTAATATTTCTGAAGGAAAGAACGTATTGTACATTACAATGGAAATGGCTGAAGAAAGAATTGCTGAAAGGGTCGATGCTAATTTAATGAATTTTCCAATAGAACAATTGGATACTTTACCACAGAATGTATTTAATCAAAAGATTGAAAAGATTGCAAAGGGACACATTGGTAAATTAATCGTAAAAGAATATCCTACAGGTGCAGCACATGTTGGCCATTTTAGAGCATTGTTAAACGAATTAAAGCTTAAAAAGAACTTCCGTCCCGATATAATCTATATTGATTATTTGAATATTTGTGCCTCTTCTCGTATGAAAGGCCTTGGTGGAAACATAAATACTTATTCATACATTAAAGCAATCGCTGAAGAGCTGAGAGGTTTAGCAGTAGAGTTTAATGTACCAATCGTGAGTGCGACTCAAACCACGAGATCTGGCTTCAGTAATACTGATGTTGGATTAGAAGATACTTCGGAATCATTCGGTCTACCAGCAACGGCTGATTTAATGTTTGCGTTAATATCAACAGAGGAGCTTGAAGAGTTAGGACAAATACTCGTTAAGCAATTGAAAAATCGTTATAATGATCCAACAAAGTATAAACGCTTTGTTATTGGGGTCGATAGATCTCGTATGAAACTTTATGACGTAGAGGAGGAAGCACAAACTGATATTATGTCAGATATGGTTCCTGATAAACCAATAAACAAATTCGGGGAATCTGAAGGCAAAGATTTTTCAGAGTTTAAAATATAGAGGAAAAATATATGTTAAATACAATTAAAACTTACGTAAGTGCAAGACTTGGGGAAAGAACTACTTGGGACGGAACTACACTATGTGTTGTTTGTGGATCAGTAATCCTATTCGGCGGAGTTGCTAAATTACTAGCATGGGCTGGATTTGCATGGGGTGTATATACTTTAGTTAAGAAAGAATCTTAAAGAAATAAACATGAACGTGAGTCTTATATCATATTCGCAACCCTCAGAGGACCTCGCCCCGACAAAGGGCGGGGATCTTCTTCAATTAAAACCATTCTCTTATACCGAAACTCTTCGGAGTGATACTTAGGCTAATTATTTTGCAAATAAATGCAGAAAACCCTGTACAATTGAGTCTGGACATGGTATAATATACCTATATTAAATGATAAGGAATCAAATTATGAAGAACAAATTTCACGAACAGAACGTCAGCGAACTAAGCGGATACCTCAGCAGAATCAAAGCTGATTACCACAGATGGCAAGATAGAAGCCTTAACGGGTGTACCAAAATCAAAGACCAAATGTTTGACGATTTTTGTGAAAACTTATCTTACACTGTAGGAAGAAACTATATTAAAGTTATGGCTGGCAATTCATGCCATTCATTCATCGTAGCTAAACCTACTAAAGGATTTAAAGAAGGTGATATATTAATGGCTAAATCATGGAAAGCACCGGCCACTAACTTCGCAAGAGGAAACCTCTTCGAAGATTATACAATCAGATGGACAGGAGCTCTATAATGAATTTAGAACAAACAATTAAACTACTAGCTGAAACAGCAGTAGTAGACGGAAAGCAAGTACTTACAGAAGATCAGATAAGATCTATGGTAGGTGCACCAACGCTGGAAGAATCTATAACTTGCATATGCGGTAAAAAATTATCAGAAAATAATGATGACTGCTATGACCACATGACAAACGGAGTATAATATGAGTAGAACTAATTCTTATGTAATGACAGCACATGTTAAATCAGCTGGAGACATGCTTGAACTTCAAACAGTAAGAAATGCTGTTAAGACTATTAATAAGATGGCTAGACAAACTGATAAAATAAATCAATATCGATATGAGTCAGGTTGGAATGATGTTTCAAAACCTTTAACTCCAAAGTATCGTGTTAATGTTATGCCAAGAGGACCAAGAACAGCTGCAGCAATTGCTGACGGTAGGCATCCAAGAGCTTATGATTCTACTCTTCCAATACGTCATGCTGAAAGACTTGATGTATATATTCATAGACGTGAAGAGAGTTATTGCTAATGTTAAGAGCCTTTAAAGAAATAACTAATTGGGATGACGTAGGATATAAAGTTCCTAATCATACTTACATTTTAAATGAACAAGGCCAATGTGTTGGGTTTAGAGCTACTGGAACTAAAAAATATACTCAATTTAAATCACCTATGAAGCAATTTTCAAAATCTCGTAGAAAGTTTATTGAGCTCAAACCAGCAGAAAAATATATGAGGACTGGATAATGGAACGTTGGAAGAGCTGGAAAGTTATTGCAGTAGATGAACATAATAATTTAGTAGCAGAATATGTATTTGCTATTGAAGAAGAAGCTTTAGCCTTCTATACTGATATGCTAAATAAAGATTACGAAACAGTATGCTTTAAGGTTGAAATATAATGGAATACGTATTCTTTATTTTAATCATTGGTGTAGGTTGGTCTTCTTATAAGATTGGAATACGTGAAGGTTCTGAAAAAATGATTGATAAACTTCACGAAATTGGTGTTATTACATACGACGAAAAGGGAAGAATTAAACCAAATCCATTTTTTGGCGACTAATAACTTATAAATAGAATTGTATTTTATACAGGAGATTTTATGAAGAAGTTCATACATAGTTTTAAAGATGGATTTACCGAAGTTAGAGAAGGCGTTGCCTTAAGTCAATCTGAGTTACAAAAACCAAATAGTAATACTGGTGAAGCTAGAATAGATATTCTTAAAAAACTCATTAAAAATCGTGATCCAATTCAATTATTAAAAGGCGGTACAGCAATTGTAACCGACATTGAAGACGCTCTCCAAAAATTAAATGCATTCGAAAAAGCACCATCTAACATTTCATTTGTTTTTGGCGGTAAAATGATTCCACTATCTCAACTTAAAAAGTCAGAGGTATTTGGTGGAGGAGCATCTGGGGCAGGTTCTGGTACTAAAGATACTGCTAGAAACGAATGTCATCAAGCTGTAATGTGCCAAGCAATGCTTGACCATGGGTTACAAGCTGAAGAATTTTTTACTCAAGATATTCTTAAAGAAGCATACAGAAAGGTAAAAGTAGACGTTGATTTAAAGACTATACTTTCATCACCAGATGCTTGGGTATCGTCATCATATAATATTGCAAAAATGATGATTAAGGAAGGTTATATTAATAAAAGTATGACGTTCCATAGAGGCGATGCTAAGATGATTAAGATATATGCACTTAAAAATCAAGCATATAAAAACAATGGATTTAAACCTTTAAAGGACGATAAATGGAACCCAGGCGATATGTGGGCGTTATCAACAGATTTTAATATTGATAAAGAACTACCAACATCATCAGTTGGAGCTCTAAATAAAGCAATATTAAAACACTTTAATGACAGAAGATTAGTTGGTATATCACTTAAAGGGCCAATGACAAAGTTTCCTACTCCATTAAAAGAATATAATAATGAGTATCCACCTGACACAGATAACCATAAACTAAAAAAGGTCGCCTTAGAATCAGGCAGAGGAAGCTTTTGGTCATCAAAGAGTGCAACTATTGAGTACGATACAGGTGCATTAAACCTTAAGGATAACGCTAATGGTGAAGCAGTAAAGGCTGAAATCAAAGGAAGTAAAGCAAGAGGCGGTGGATTATCGTGGGGTGTTATTCAAGAGTTTATAAAACGTGAAACTGGTAAAATAATACCTGGTCATGCTAAAGGCGTTAAGAAAATAGCACAAAAGATTAAAAAGGGAGATAAAAGATCTATTAAAATATTCTATACAATGTTTAAACACTTTTATCCAAATGTTACTGATAAAGAATTTTTCGCAGAATTAGATCAAAAGGATTGGTTCTGGGTATCTGCTAAACTTGGTTCATTATATGTATGTTACTATATTGATACTAATACTGGAAAAAAGGCTAATGCAGTTGTAACTCAATTTGTGAATTACGCTGGATCCTCAACACTAGATTCAAGTACATACGTTAAATTAGGAAAATAGAATGAAGACACTTAAACAAACCTTATCGGAAGCCGCAGGTAAGAACACTCATATGACACATATTGAAGATCTTATTTTGGACGGTGGAGTTAAGGGAGCACGCCAAGCAATCCTTGCCCTAAGATCACTAAGGGATATGTTAAGCGGTAACGCCAAATCAGCTGTAGACGTTACTGTTAAATGGGACGGTGCTCCCGCCGTATTTGCTGGTATTGATCCAGGCGATGGAGAATTTTTTGTTGCTAAAAAAGGTATCTTTAATGCAAACCCTAAGGTATATAAATCACATGCTGATATTGATGCTGATACTTCAGGCGATTTATCTACAAAATTAAAATTAGCATATGACACTTTTAAAGATCTTGGAATAACTAATGTTATACAAGGTGATTTTATGTTTGATAAAAGCGATTTAAAAACAGAAAACATTGGTGGTATAAAACACATAACGTTCCATCCAAATACAATTGTATATGCAGTACCAGTTGGTAGTCAACTTGCTAAAGATATTACATCTGCAAAGGTTGGAGTAGTATGGCACACAGTTTATACAGGTGCTACATTTGAAACAATGTCAGCTGAGTTCGGAAAAGAAATAGTACCTAAATTAAAGCCATCTAAAAATGTTTGGATGGTCGATGCAACACTTCCTGATATGTCAGGTACAGCAACATTTACGGCGAAGGAAACTGAACAAGTAACTTCACATTTATCTCAAGCAGGTAAAACATTTAAACAAATATCAGGTTCTACATTAAAAGAAATAGAATCTAATAAAGAATTAAACCTTGTGATTAATACATTTAATAACACAAAGGTAAGAGCTAACGAAAGAATTAAAGATACTAAAAGACATGTATCAGAATTAATAGTATGGGTTAATAATAGATACCAAAAGGAAATTGATAAAAGATCATCTCAGAAGGGTAAAGATACTCAAATCGCTAAAAGAAATGAATTATTAAAGTTTTTTAGTAAATCTAATCAAAAAAACTTAGAAAAAGTGTTTAATTTACAGAATAATGTGGTGGATGCAAAATTAATTATTATAAATAAACTAAATGGTCTTAACAATATAGGAACGTTCCTTAAGACTAAAACCGGATTTAAAGCAACCAACCCAGAAGGTTTTGTTGCAATAGATCGTATGGAAGGTGGCGCGGTCAAGTTAGTTGACAGATTAGAATTCTCAACTAATAACTTCGACCCAAATATTATAAAAGGCTGGCAGAATCCAGGCTAATGGGATACTTACCGAGGAAACATGGAAACTTTTAAAGAGTTCACATCAAAGAATGAAGCTATGTCTATTGCTACTCGTAATAAGATGAAAGCTTCAGCTCGAAAAAACAAAGCTAAAATTATGCTTGGTAAAAAGAAAGCAGCCAAGAAATTAGCATCCCCTGAACAGCTTAAGAAAAGAGCTGAAAAACAAGCCAAAAACCTAATAATTAAAAAGATTCTAAAGAACAAAACTAAAGCTGATTTAGGATTTGCTCAAAGGGCTTCACTTGAAAAACAAGTAGCCAAAAAACAAGGTGCAATAAAAAAGATTGCTAAAAAACTATTTCCTGCTGTTAAACAAGCAGATAGAGATAAGTTAAAAAAACAAAAAGCTGAACAATCAGTATTAGATAAAATGGGGAAGTGATGGAAATTAAGTCGTTTAAAAGTTATTTAGTAGAAGATACAAAGGATATTACCTTTGTGTTTGGTAGGTTTAATCCACCAACTACAGGGCATGAATTATTATTTGATAAATTAAAGAAAGTATCAAAGGGTTCATATAGAATTTACGCGTCACAATCACAAGACGCAAATAAAAATCCGTTCGATTTTAAAACAAAAGTTAAGATATTAAGAAAGATGTTTCCTAAACATGCACGAAGTGTTATGGCAGATAAAGGAATAAGAACAGCTATGGACGTAGCAGTATCATTATATGATCAAGGTTACACTAAAGTTTCTATGGTTGCAGGAGATGATCGAGTTAAAGAATTTGAAATACTATTAAATAAATATAACGGCGTTGATGCAAGACATGGATTCTATCAATTTGAAGGTGGCCTAAAAGTTATTTCTGCAGGCCAAAGAGATCCAGATTCAGATGATGTATCTGGAATGTCAGCTTCTAAAATGAGAAAAGCAGCTAAGGACAACGATCTTAGTTCATTCTCTAAAGGTGTTCCATCAAGTTATAAGGATGTACAAGGCCTATTTAATATGTTACGAAAGGCTATGGGATTAAAAGAATCTAATAATTTTAGACAACATATTCAATTAGATCCAGTATCAGAAACCAGAGAAGAGTATATTGACGGAACTTTATTTGAAGTAGGAGATACAGTAATAGTAAAAGAAACAAATGAACAGGGCGTTATCAAAATGCTTGGTTCTAACTATGTTACAGTTCAACTTGAATCTGGAACTAAAAGAGTATGGCTTGACGATATTGCATTAGTTGAAAATTGTGGTGGAGTTGGAGAAGACAAAGTTACTCAAAAATACCAAAAGATAACTCCAAACGAAAAAGTTTCAAAGAAAAAGAAAAAGAAAAACGGAATGACACAATTAACATTTAGGGATTTTAAAGATGAACTTTAAACAATTAAGATCTAGGTTATTGGAAGGAACAATGGAATTTGGTATATTTTCTGATAATCCAGATGAGGCCGAAAAAATAGCACAACAGCTTGTAATGTTCATGCGAAAAAGCAAAGATATAGTAGTAGGAGATGATAAATCACAAGCCTATTTAGATACTATTGCAGGGTTCATTTACGATGATGAATTACTAGATGATTTACATCCAGAAACTGGAAAAGTCGGTAAGGATGCAAATGATATTGTCGTAGCAAGACTAAAAAAACTAGGGGTTAACATACACTAATGAAAGATTTTAAAGCGTTTTTTAACGAAGCTGAAGATAAAGATATTGGAGACCGTAAAGGAAGCCAACCTAAAGCATACTATGCTAAAGATGCTAAAGGCGATGAAATGGCTAAGTCTACCAAGCAAAAGAGGGCAGCTCATTTTAAGAAAAAATCTAGTAAGCCAGCTCCAGGTGATAAATCTGCAGAAACAAAACCTTCACAACATACTAAGAAATTTAAAGATATGTTCGGTGAAGCTTCAGCACCTGACAAAGCTCTTAAAAATAAAGCTGATAAGTCAGGTATGCCATTAGGTATATTAAAGCAAGTATTTAATAGAGGAGTTGCAGCTTGGAAAACGGGACATAGGCCTGGAACAACTGCAGTTCAATGGGGATTAGCAAGAGTTAATTCATTCGTAACAAAGTCAAGTGGAACTTGGGGTAAAGCTGATAAAGATTTGGCTGCCAAGGTTAGAGGGTAATATGAAAACTTTTAAAGAAAAATCTAATCTTGACGAAGCGCCATTAGTGATGTCTGATATGGATATGATTGATACACTGTTTAACAAAATAAAAAGTGATATGATGAAAGCCAAAAGAAAAAACCAAGGTGAAAAAAACTGGCCAGCGTTACAACAACTAGCAAAAATGGCTGGATATGGTATTACTAAATCAGGCCAAGCTAAAGATAAATCATTTAGGTACGATCTTAAAAAATGAAAACATTTAAAGAACTCAGAGAAAAGAAAAGCGAATCTTGGGAAGCAGGATATAAAAGAAGAGTTGTAAAAACAACTAAGCCTGAGCACAAAGAAAAAGGTTATGAATGGAGAATTAAAGGTAAAGAAAAAGATCATTTATCTATTAAGTTATATAAGACTAAACCATCACAATCAGAATTTAATAAGCAAATGAAAAGAGTTGCAGGCCATGAGTTCGGTGGATAGTTTTAAAGAACATTATAATATTATGGAAGGTATTAATGATCCTTCTATTTTTAAAGCAGTATTCCTAGCAGGTGGTCCAGGTTCTGGAAAATCATTTGTTGTAGGTAAAACATCATTAGCGTCATTAGGGTTTAAACTTATAAACACAGATACTAATTATGAAAATGCTCTTAAAAAGGCTGGACTTACAATGGAGCCAGAATCTATATTTTCTGCTCAAGGCCAAGCATTAAGAGATAAAGCTAAAGCTCTTACTGGTAAACAGTTAACTTTAGCATTAAAGGGAAGATTAGGAGTAGTTATAGATGGAACTGGTAAAGATTACGCTAAAATAAAAGCTAATGTTGATCAGTTTAGATCTATAGGATACGCTGTACATATGATATTTGTTAATACTGATTTAGAAACTGCATTAATAAGAAATAATAGCAGAGAAAGAGTATTACCAGATGATCAAGTAGAAAAAATGTGGAAATCAGTACAGAAAAATATTGGTAAATTCCAAGGGCTTTTTCGTAATAGAATGACAGTAATAGATAACTCAACGGATGCAGATATTAACACATCCACCTTAGAGGCTTATAAGAATATACAACAGTGGGCTAAGAAACCACCAGAAAATTCATTAGCAGTTAAGTGGATAAATGGACAAAAAAAATGACAAATAAAGAAAGAAACAAAATCGTATCATCATTTAATTCTAAATGGAAATACAGAAAAGATAAAGAACAGTACGGCATGGCTGATGCATGGAAAATTATATATTCACCCGATGGCGAAGGAAAATTTGTAGGAGACTGCGAAGATTATTCTCTATCCATTCTTTACAGATTATGTGGTGAAAGTCATATTAAAATGTGGTGGATGTTATTAACTCACCAAGCTGGTATATGCTGTGTTGGACCAAGCAAATGGAAAGTATCACACGCAGTTTTAAGATATAAAGGTGAATGGGTGGATAATTGGACTAAGAAATTTGGTCCTAAATCAGAAATAGAAAAGAATCATACATTCCATATTTTTTACGGATATGGTTGGGCATACTTTACTGCTATTAAAATGATTATAAGTAAAATAATAAGAACTATTAAGGGAAAATAAAAATGAAAAATTTTAAAGAATTAAGGGAAAGCCAAACAATCTTAGAAAGAATATTCAAAGCTACATTGGATTTTGATATGGGTGATCCAAGAGACCACGAAGTAGACTGGGAAGATGACGGAGTTTACATCGACTCTTGGGATAAGAGAGAAATGGAATTAGTTGTCATGAGTAAAGATAAAAGAGGTTTAGAAAAATGGTTAGTAGATGTATATGGTCTATCTAAGAGAGACGTAAAGGGGATGGTAAAATGAAGCAATTTATAGAATTAAGAGAAAAGACGCGTCTAGCTATGCGTGGTATGAACTTAAAGCAAATAAAACAGAAATTTAAAAAAGAGATTGACGCTTATCAGAAAGGTAAAGAGCTAGACTGGAAAGCTGAAGCTGCTTTACTGGGATGGGCAATTGGAGCTGGCGAAATTAAAACTGATGATCCAGACGAATTGGATGATTGGTTAATGAAAAACGTTGAAGATAAAAAGGATTTTGATAATCTTAAAGAGTCTGTAGAGACAGTTGACGAAGCTAAGCCCCCAAGAATGAAAGGACTATCAATATACGGTTCTGAAATTAGTGGATTAAAATATAAAAATGGTACCTATAGTGCTAAAGCAGTAGTATATGGTAGTAATAAATTAGGATATAGAGTTAGAAATGAGTTTGGAGATTTTGAAACTCTTGACCTTAAAACATTCGCAAAAAGATTTGGATAATGCATAAATTTTTAGAGCACATCGATGAAAGATTTGGACTATACGAAGGTAGGAATGTTCCANTAGANCAACCTATGATTGAAGCTCCTGAACCANCGCTTAATAAGCCAAGCAGAAGCTCAGGCCCAAAGAAATATGTTGTATATGTTAAGAATCCAAAAACNGGCAATGTAAAGAAAATTAATTTTGGTGACGAAAAGGGAGGTTTAACCTCTAAAATAAACGATAGAGATGCTGCAAGAAACTTTGCATCTCGTCATAACTGCGATACTAAAACGGATAAACTATCACCAGGATACTGGTCATGTAGACTACCAAAGTACGCAAAAGACTTAGGACTTAAAGGTGGCGGAAACTATTTTTGGTAATCCATATATCGATAGTGTATTAAACAGTACTACTATTGAAAGATCATTCTCCTTAGATAGAGAGGACGCAGAATATGTTTGGCACACCGATAAAGAATTAAGAGAAGTAGAAATATTAAATGGTGAAGGATGGCAATTCCAATACGAAAATTGCTTACCATGGTTAATAGAAAAGGGAATGGTGTTTTATATACCATTAGGAGAAAGTCATAGACTAATAAAAGGTAAAACTACCTTACATTGTAGGATTATAAAACATGCCAAATAGCAATACCGCATCGCAACAAAGAGCTGAAGCTGCTTTAAGACTCGACAGAATAGAAGAAAAAATCGATAGAATGTCTGAAGCAATTATAGCACTTGCTCGAGCTGAAGAAAAAATTCAAACCCTCACATCATTTTCTAAACAACAATCAGAGCAGATTGTTTTACTTATAAATAGAATAGACAAAGTGGAAAACATTGTAATAAACAATGCAAATACAATTAATATAATTAATAAAATATTTTGGATAGTAATGGCTGCAGCTGCAACCACTATTACTGGAATGTTAATAATGCAATAAAATAGGAGAAAATATGAAATTGCAAGATAAAGAAACTCTAAGCGTTGCAGCAGCAGTCCAGAACGTATTAGAAGGTAAAAAGCCTGCAGTTAAGGAAGAACTAAAGTATCCACATGCGATGTATCATCCTGAAACTGGCAAAGAAGAAACTGCAAAAAACGAAGAAGAGCATAAAGCTTTATCTGATAAGGGTTATACACATGAGAAGAACGAATCTCCTGAAGAACCTAAAGCTAAAGGCGAAAAAGATTTTAAAGCTAAGCATGTAGTTAAGAAATCTGGTGCAAAATCTGATGGTTCAGTAGTAAAAGAAGATGTTGACGCACTTCATGAAGAAGCTATTGAAATGGATAAAGAACTTTCTGAAGGCTTTTCTCCATCTCAAGTTAAAGCTGCTATAAAAATTGCTACTAAAATGGGTGGTAATATGACAGGTGCTATTAGAAAAATCGAAGCTATGAAAAAAGGTTTATCTGATGAAAAAGCAGTTAATGATGCATTACGTGCAGCTAACGAAGGTACAATGTCAGAAGAAGAAAAATCTGCAAAGCAGAAAAAGTACCAAGATTTCTTTAATAAAGCACTTAAAAAGTTTGGTGTTAAATCACCTGCTGAACTCGACGGCGATAAGAAAAAAGAATTCTTTGATTATATCGATAAGAATTATGAAGCTGACGATGAAGAAGATGAAATCGTATCAGAAGGTAAGGTTACAGTTGATGTTGACTGGATTGGCGATAGCAAAGTAACTAAAGATGCTGAAAAGAAATTTAAAGTAAAAATTAAAGTAGACGCTAGAAAAGGTACTGCTGATGTAACTGGTGATAGTAAGCAAGTTGTTAAAATGTTAATGGATAAAGACGTATACGGATTAGATAAAGGTGACATTGAAGACATGTTCCCAGGCCTTATGAAAGGTAAATTAGAATCTGTTCATGAAAGCATGAGTTTACCTAAAGCTCCTTTAAAGGGAATGCATTTAACTGGATTTTCTGGAAAGTTTAAATTAAACCAAACGTCTGGCCATGAAGATAATTACTCTCCTGAAGTTCTTAAAGATGTAAAAACTGGTTTAAAAATAGTAGAGAAACATCTTAAGAAACAAGGAATGAGATTCAAAGAAGAAGAAGTTCTAGTTGGGCCTAAAAACCATGCGAAAGAACATGGCTTTAAGGTTGGAGATTTTGATTCCGAGTTTGCAATAAATATCTTTCCAGGATTTCCAGGCAAGAACCCAGATCTACCAAAGGGTAAATCTGAAGATGATATTAACTTAGATGATATGGTCAAAGACCTAGGTAAATTAAAATCATTCGGTAACTTTAAAAATGATTTCTCAGATAACTGGGGTGGTCGTAAATAAGACCAAATAAGCTCTTATAAATAACTATATGATGAAATTATTTGATAAACTGACTAGTAGGAACTTTAAGCTATTTGCTGCTAACCATTATAATAACCCTGAATGTATTTCAGTGGAAGAATTTATAGAGGATGTAAGTAGATTTAAATACTTAAAACGATTGTTGAAAAGGTATGAGCAATCAGGTGATTTACAGGAAAGATTAATCCTAAATCATCTGATTGTAATATACAATGTGTTTGGCATTGAAGCTGCTGATAGAATGGTTTGGTTCAAAGTGAACGAAGCACACTATCCAGCATTGAAAACCTTTTTAGTATTTTTACATTTTATAAAAGAAAACGATAAGGTAGAAATACCTGTGGACACTAACATAGTGGAAAGGTTAAGAAATATATGAGAACTGTATTAAATAAACGAAACGAAATAAACGAAGGTTTATTGTCTCGTGGTGCAGATATGGTTTATGCTATTAGATTTCTTAAACTTTTAGTAACACCATTTAAAAAGACAGAGGCTTTTAAACAAGGCCTTGTTGATGAAAATGGTTATAGAACAGAAATACCAATTGAAACTAATGACCAAAGATCGGCATTTACAATATTTCATAGATTGGTATTTAATGTTAAAAAATTAATGGCTAAGGTTCCATTTGGTAAAACCAGACTAGCATCTTATGCTGCAGCTTTATTTCTTGTTAAAGAACACACTGGAATATCAAGTGAAAGATTAAAAAGTATATTAATAGAATCTGGAGAAACTGATTTAGATATTATTAATGAAAGTGCTTGGTTTGAAAACAATAATAAACTAAATAAAGGTACTTATACATTAGTTAATGATATTGCTTCACCAGATACTGCTGAATTTATAGCTAGAAAAAACACAAAGGTAATAGTAACAGAAGTAACAGAACCAGCTGATACATTATTTGATATAAATATATACAAGGTTAAACACTTAAATACCAAACAATTTGTATATATAACAAATATGGATATAAAAAGATGAAATATAAAAGTTTTAAACAATGGGAAGATGCTGCTGCTAATTCTGTAGCAAGTGGTGGAGTCGATATGGCTCCAAACGCTATGGGTAAAAAAGCACTTCTTAAAAGAAGAAAAAAATCTGAAGGTAAATACGACGGCCGTACCAAAGAAGGTAGAAAATTCGTAGAAAGAATGTTAGCAAAGAGGTTGGCCAGAGAAGCTAAAAAAATAGAGAAATAATATTATGTCGAAAATTTTGATGGGAATTATAGGAGCTATGGGACTTATAGGGTTTATGTATTATAATTTCTCTGTAGTACCTATGAAGACTAAACTAGAAGAACAATCCAAAGTAATTATAGCACAAGACCTAAGAGACCAAGAACAAAAGGCCACAATCGAGGCCATTCAAAATAATCTTCAAAAAACTTCACAAGAGTTAACAGGATTACAAGTTAGAAATCAAGCATACGAAACAGAAATGAATGAGTATATGGATATATTCAGACGTCATAATCTGTCTAAATTGGCTAGTGCCAAACCTGGTATGATTGAGAAAAGAGCAAACACTAGAACAAAGGAGGCATTCGA